GTGGAAGGAAAAATTGAGGGGTGCCGCTTCCAGGTGGCACTGAACCTAGTATTTTATCCCAACCCTCACCCCGAGAAACCGTGTCGTTGAGAGGTCAGCCGGATGGGTCTGACTTGAACGAACGCGATTTCGCGGGGGGGTACGGGAGGAACTGCCCAAAGTTCCAACCACTCCTGTGTGATAACAGAGTGGACGCGCGGTCTCGTAGCGAACGGGGAGTTTAGAGACGTGCCATAGTCTAAAAATTGAAAACCATCAATAATCTACGGTCCAAAGGGCCCTAAGGATCGGATGAGAGTAGATTATCGGTAACTGGAGGCCAGGAAGACTTTCTAGAAACTGGCAGAAATCTTCCTGCATGGATTCATCTATCTTGTAGCGAGATAGCATGAAGGCATTCCAGTCTTCTTCGAGGACGTGGGTATCGCTCTGGAATATCTGCCAATCACCAAGGGGTTGGGGAGTGGAGACAACGCCTTCGCAAAGAGTTTCTAGAGCCCGATGGATGCGCTCATAGAACCAATTTGTTCGCATGTTCCCATATCCTTTCCATTGTCCAGACAACACGCTCAAACACTTGAGATGGAGAGGCATGGGTTTCTTGACTATTAGTTTCGGATCGGTCAACGTTTTGCCAAACTTCAAGAGGAAGGAAGGCAACCTGACCCACGAATAGCCATGAGGACCTGTGCTGGGGAGAATGGCACCTTTCAGGAAGGTGGATTGCGACAGTGGAACACACTTGACTTTGGCAGGAAGTCCAAGGGTAGCGTAGGCTTTTTCCAAAGAAGGAACGGGATCGGTCCATTGAGCAGGACTGAGGGAATGGAGACAGGACATGGTGGTGCAGCCGTTGACCAAGGAATTCGAGACGCTAGTGGGTCCTTCTCCGGTGTCTCGCATGTCTGCGGGACGGCCATGAACGTCGACGATTGGAGGCATGGTCTTCGGAACGCCCCTCGGTTTCTTGAAAACCACTTTGCGGGCATACTGTTGGTCGACGAATCTGAGAAACTCGTCCTCTCCTGCGTTGGCGTAGACAACATTCGCCAATTCTCGGATCAGGTACCCTTGGACCCTGTCATATCGCGAGAAATCGTTCTCCAGAACCTTGTCGTCGTACCCTGGGACATAGATCCAGCTATCATCTCCAAGGACCATGATGCTGATGCCAGGGAAAGCTCGACTGCTAGACACGAATTCGTCTATCATCTCTGATGTCGCTCCAGAGGCATAGAACAGTCGGTAGGCACTGTCGTGGAACCAGTATATCCCATCTCCGCTCCAGTTCCAGAGATTTGCCAGTCCTTTAGAGAGTTCCGAGGCCCTTTTCCCCATCTGGAGAAATTCTCTACCACTGAGATTGACGAGGACGCGAGGGTATCCTTTCGCTAAAGTTTCATCCTGTTTGAGCATGGCGGAAAGATAAGTTCGATCTATGCCCTCTTCTCTTTCTTTCCTGGCGAGGGCCAGGTTGGTCTTCTGTCTGGGGAGAAGAGAGTTCTCCCAGTCTGGCAGGTCTTGGGCCACCAAGGTGATGGAGTTGGCGAACCGGAGCGCGTCTTGGTACAACGGGTGATGCTCGTCGACAACGAAATTGGCCCATTTCGAGATGCGCATGTGGATGGCAGCACAACAGTTCTCATAACTGTTGGTGAATGCTACCATCGGAGAAACTGCCATGAAGAACCCATGGTAGTTCCCTTCTTGGTTTGGATCGAGTTGTCCTAGAGGGCTCTGGGTGGTGGCAAAGGGGACAATCTCTCCACTTGGGAGGGTGGGGAGCGTTTTCTTGGGAATCTCGGTACCATCTAGTTCTTCTACTATGTGAGGGACATCGGTCCATACACCAGATCGGGTGTATTGGCGATACTCTTCCAGTAGAGTCGAATGGCTTTTCTGTTCGCTCTTGAATCGGAAATGTTGCAGGATTCTCTGGGCATACGGGAGAACCATGCTGTTTCTGTGCCACTTCCACGTCTTCCAGTTTCCGTACTTCAAGCGTTCTAGACAGGCGACCAGCCTCCATCCAATGATGGGAACACACTTGAGAGTTTCTTCCAGATACACGGAGAAACTGGGGAAGGTGGTAATGAGTTCGGGCAAACGCCTGGGATTTCCCAACGGGTTGTAGGAAAATTTGGAGACCAGGGTTCTCATCTTGGCCAGCAGATAGGCTGCTGCTGCTTTGAATACCAAGTATAGGGCTCCCATACCCGCTGCCCATTTTGCCATCCCCTTCACGAAGTTCCAGATGGTGGCTCCGTTCATCTTAGTCCATTCATTCAAACGTTTGTGTCCGTCTCTTCTCTTTTGAGTGGCGAGAGAGTTTCCCATAGCCAGATCTCGATAATTCGTGGCTTTTGGTATCTCTGAATGGTAGAAGAAATTCTGGATCTGAAGACTCACCTCTTGGTAAAGAGGATAATCTTCCCGGATGAGTCGATCTAGAACGGGGCGAATGATGGGACTTTCACAAGCACTATTGGTGTATCCAATAAGTTGGACCGTCCCTGCTCTGGGAACCAGTTTCGTCAGTACAGGGACAAACTTCGAGTAGATCCATCCCTCTTTTGGAATCCTCCAGTCAATCCACCACCAATTCTCTCGAGTATGGTAAGTGAAGATGACCCTTGTGTCTTCCAAATCCTCTTCCTCTTCCTCGTCTTCCATGTCCAGTCCTCGACTTTCCATAGGAGGAAGGGGTGGAGGGGGAGGGACTGAACTACCAGGAGCACTGGCTGGAGAGATTGGA